TATAGAACAATATCACTTGTCCTAGCAGAAAAGTGCAGATATGCAGAAATGAGGTTTTATTATGCCAATTAAAGTACAAAATAATCTTCCGGCGAAAAAGATCATGGAGCAGGAAAATATATTTATGATGGACGAAACACGTGCAACGACGCAGAATATCCGTCCACTGTATATTGCTGTTCTCAATCTGATGCCACTAAAGGAAGATACGGAGGTTCAGCTGCTACGCAGTTTATCCAATACGCCATTGCAGATCGAGATTACATTTTTGACAACAGCATCGTATATTGGTAAAAATACGACGCTCAGTCATTTGAATGAGTTTTATAAGACCTACGATGATGTAAAAGAACGTAAATTTGACGGTTTGATCATTACGGGTGCTCCGGTGGAGCAGATGGAATATGAGGAAGTGCAGTATTGGGAAGAACTGAAGCAGATCATGGAATGGTCTAAGGCGAATGTGACATCAACAATGCATATTTGCTGGGGGGCTCAGGCAGGATTGTATTATCATTATGGAATCAAGAAACATCTGCTTCCAAAGAAAATAGTTGGTGTGTATGAACATCGGGTACACCATCGAAAAGTACCGCTTCTTCGCGGATTTGACGATGTATTTTATGCACCACATTCCCGTTATACCGGAGTTGATCATGAGGCGATTGAAGCGTGTGACACGCTAACTGTACTTGCAGACTCCGACAAGGTGGGAGAACTGTTATTAGTATCTGATGATGGTAAGCAGATCTTTGTGATGGGACATTTGGAATATGATCGTCTGACGTTGGATTACGAATACAAGCGTGACAGTAAAAAAGGCTTAAATCCGGATCTGCCGGAGAATTATTATCCGGATGACGATTCGTCACAAAGACCATTGCTTCGTTGGAGAGGTGCTTCCAATGCCTTGTTTTCTAACTGGGTCAATTACTACGTATACCAAAATACGCCTTATGAGTGGTCATAAATGCGGTAAAAAGCTAGTATTTATATGGGTTTTTCGGTGTGCGCAAACTTGGCTGATTAGTTGCAAAATGGCATAAATTAGCACAAAAAATGTGTGAAAAAGTGGTAGTAAATGGGGTGGAATGATTAAAAAATGGAGTAGTAAATTTGATAGGCAGAATCTTATGTGATCCAGCAGATTAGAAATGATTTGTGGTACAAAAAAAGAGGAGAGCGTAGCGTGTTCTTCTCTTTTTATTATTACATGATGGTTGCCGGAAATAGCAACTATTTTTTTGCTCTGAAATTGTGAATAGTATACAAAAATTTACTGTTGATTTTGGTAATAATAGCCATGGTTATCGTTTGGTTGTCACTTTGTCCCCATACGGTTACTTCTTGGGCGCATAAGTAGAGTAGATTAGGTTAGTATAGTAGAGGTTAAGATTAGGATAGGGGAGAGAAGAATAGTATAGTATAGTGGAAAACGGAGATCACAATAGGAAGAATTGTGATAAACAGCACAGATTAATTCGGTATAGTAAATTTTTGGCTTTTTTCTCTTGCATTTTGTATGGAAATCTGCTATTGTAAAATCACTCCGAACAGTTGAGCTGATTCGGGCAAGTGATGAGCTTGGTTTTGAGGAAACTCGGTGAGTTATGAAGAATAGATCGTATTCTTAAAGGTCTATTGTTTATAGCTCATTTTTTATTTTTACGAAAAATTAAGGTGGTGAATGTTTTGGGTGGTAAAGGATCCGGAAATAGAATGGTAGCAAAAAATCAGGCATGGAAAAAGTCTCCTGTTATTGGCGATAATGGCATTACTGCCACGAAAGAGGAAATCAGCAAGATAACGGCTCACGCTCTGGAAATTGCTTTGTGGGACGAGATAGACACGAAAGACCCGGAGCAGTTAAGAGACAGAACGCTGAAATATCTCCAGTATTGTATTGATAACAATATCAAGCCCGGAAACCTTGGATTGTATAACGCATGGGGCTTAACCAAGGGAGAGGTTAGTAACATTCAGCGTGGGGAGCCCAACTCGGCACGCACTGGCGTCATTAAAAAAAGTCGACAAATTATGTCTCAAATTCGGGAACAGTTGATGTCTGATGGTAAGATCAATCCCGTTACAGGGATCTTCTGGCAGAAAAATTGGGATGGATTGAAGGATCAGCAGGAGGTTGTTCTTGAACCACGAAGACAGATTGAGGCAGATCAGACACCAGAACAGGTGCAGCAGATGTTGGAAGCCGATATTCCTTTGGATGAAGATCCTCCGTAAAATTGGTATAAAAAATGCACCACAATTGAATGTGATGCATTTGATGCGTTGAGCTTAAAGTAAGCAAATATGTTTGCTAATGGCTTGTTCTATCTTAGGCGGTTGAATTCCGATGTAGCGTTGGGTGATAGCTGCTGATGAGTGCTGTAGCAGATGGCGCACTAACTCAATGTCGCAGTCGTTATTTTTATAGATTTCAGTTGCATAAAACTTGCGGAAACTATGCGTACTGATGTTATCATAGCCTAAATAATCACATACGATTTTGAGTTGCTTTTGCACAGCTCTGTCTGATATGTCAAAGAGTTTGGCTTGGCTATTGATCCCATGGTCCGTTGCGTATCGCAGGATATAGTTATAGATGTCAGGTATAACGGTAAATGTTCTGACTTTGCCGGTCTTTTGCTCGCATATGTCAAGACGGTACCTGCTGCCATCTTTGATAATGTCTTTGATATGCAATTGCAATATGTCGGATATCCGCAATCCTAGATTTGCTTGCAAAACAAGGATAGTAGCTAGGCGTTCGTTTGGTTTGAAAGAATGTTTGTTCCAGACAAAGCCGCTTCGGATGATTGATATGATGGTTTTGTATTGTTGCTGGTCCAAGGCTACTGTTTTTTTGTTCATGTGATCACTCCTTTTAAGTTCGTATTTTGTAAGTGGTTTAGTTCGTATAAATAGTATAGCACAGGATGTAAATGCTGTAAACTAAGGAAAGTTCGTTTTTTACATATTATACGAACTCCGCAAAAAGAGGGGGGCGGGGGTTACAGGCGAGGGCGTCAGCCCTTTGCTCAGCCCCTCAAGGAACGAAAAAACAAAAAAGTGTCTTGCATCGGGGATGAATGATTGTAAGCATGAATTAGTAGATGCAAAAAATCTTAAAAACAAAAAAGGAGATGTAATATGCAGGCTTTGAAAATGGCAACAATCATATTCAACATAGCGATGTTGCTGTGGATGATTGTGTTGGATTGCAAAGAAAAAAATACGGGCACAAGTGTAGGGTTCAAGATCTTGTCGCTTGGCTTTGGTGGAACAATCGTATATTTGATCATGAATTAGCAGAAAGGAAAAGGTGATGAAATGAAAAAGAAATTGTTGGCGGTGTTATTGACAGTGGCATTAACCATGTCATTAACAGGATGTACGGAAGCGGAAAAAGTGTCAGAGAATGTCTCTCAGGAAGCAGATAACTTCAATGTGCTGCGGAGATTAGCGGTAATCAATTCAAGAACGGACAAGGTAGAATTTGAACTCATCGGTGCATTTTCTCTCGAAGTGGAAAACAAGAATAAAATCAATGTGATCTGTGAAATGGAGGATGGATCATACAAAAAACATATCGTTGGCCTGAATCAGGAAACCATGTATGTAGTGGAAGATATTGGTGGTGCTAAAGTGAATAAGTACAAATATGAGGTCAATTATATTCCTGAATCTGTCGTTCCGTTCACTGTGACAAATAAGAAGTAGATAGTGTTAAGCATGACACGATAAACATGAATGCTAACCGGTGAAAATCGGTTAGTGGCATATAGTTCAGCGGTAGAACGCTTGATTGTTAATCAAGATGTTGCAGGTTTGAGTCCTGCTATGCCTGTTCCCACTGGTTTGAATCCTCTCTTACAGTGGGATATTGTGGATCTAGATGCCAATCTAGTTTTTTATTACACCTTTTCCCTGTAGCAAGAGCAGTGAATGTGTGTCAAAAGCACAGCGGGGATTATTTGAAAAAAGGATATGGAGGAGGGTGGTACATACGATCGTAACAAAGCATGCCAAATATCGTATGAAACAGAGATGCGGTATTGGGAAGAACTCAATCAACAAAATGGCAAAGAAAGTGTATCAGTTAGGTGTGCGGCATGCAGAGACATCAGGAAATCTGCAAAAGTGGGTTGACAGTTTGTATTTTTACAATAAATCTGCCAATCAGATCCGGCTATATGGAGATATGGCATACATATTTCACAACCAGAAGTTGATTACGGTTATTAAGGTGCCGGAGAACCTTGTTCCTGACATCGTTGCAATTAGAAGATTCAAAGAAGAGAAAGGCAGGAGAAAACATGAATCAGATCGAAGAACACAAAAAATTGGTTGAATTTCTGCATGATGTATATGTGCGGAAGAATCATGACTACGGAGACAGCTTTTCAAGATCATTTGGTAAATATGGGGTTACGGCAGCACTGGTCCGCATGGAAGATAAATGGAATCGATTGGAAAATCTTGCTGGCGGCGCAAAACAGAGAGTACTGGATGAGGGCCTCCGAGATACCTGTCTTGATCTGGCGAATTATTGTCTGATGACGGTAATGGAATTGGATCGAAGGAATGGGGCAGAAAAACAGAGCATATTTGAGGAACAGGCGAAGAGTGAGACTGCAAAAGATCACATTATTGTTGATGATCTGATGGATGGGATTAATGAAGCCATTGAAAAGGGCACCGTTGAGCTCGTAATACCTGATAAGTTGGAAAGAGAAAAGAAATCAATTGATGAGGGTAAGGTGATGGCTCTTTATAAAGCAAAGTGGTCACAGAAAAAGATTGCTGATGAGATGGGATGCTCACAGTCGAAGATTTCGCAGATTATTCGGGCACATAAAAAATGATGTCGAAATTTGTCGAACGAAAATAGTTCTTTGATAATTGAATATTGGTGGTTGGTATGATACTATATTTCCAAAAGAAAGGAGAAGAATATGGATAAGCTTGATTACCAAATTGCTGATGAATATAGCCATGAATTATGTGAGATAAAGAATAAATTAGCACAGTTGGAAAGAGGTCGAATTTATGAGTTAAGTGGAGCCCAAATGGATGGTTACTTAGCTACAAATGTAGAGCAGTTAAGAAAGATGATTAACGAATTGTTAAGTAAAATACAAAATGGGCAAGATGGGACTGCAACAGAATTAGGCGAAATCATGAGGAATTTATAGTAGAATTTAAGGAATACCAACCATCAATATTCAATAACGAATAGGTGGTTGGTATTTTTTATTTGCAGGAAAAATATGCAGAGTTCCCATAAAGGCATTGGAGCAGATTGCTAATCTGTCGGTCGTTAATTCGGCTTGTGGGTTCGAGTCCCGCACTCTGCGTTGTGTCAACACTTGTGCAGAAACCAATGTCGGCAATGGAAGAACAGAAACTAGCTGTTGGCATTATCAATTTATTCTCGGCAAACATCATTAGGGATGGTTCGAGAACGGTATAACAAAGTCCGTATGAACTGTACAAATACAGCAACAAAAGCAGTTCAAACCGTAAGTAGATGCTGTGAACTTGCGGTATCGGATAGTAGTTCAGTTGGGAGAATACTTAGTTCGCTAAGAGGTCATGGGTTCAAATCCCGTCTATCCGATTTATTTGGTCAATGGTACGCGGCAGATTTTAAGGAGGATGTATGTGCATGACAATTATCGAATATGCAGAAAAATTAGGATATAAACTTAATTCAGCGCAAATGATGCTTTTGAATAAAATGCAAGAAGCGAAAGAACATGATCTGCCACTGTTTATCTGTTGTCCACCTCGGATAGGAAAAATGAAGATTGCAGATATAGTTGAAAAATACAATAAATAATACATTACCGGCTACAAACAGTTGTAGTCGCTAACCTGAAACAATTACAGGCAGATTTGCGAAGGCATCTCTGCTTTGATGGAGGTGTCTTTTTTATGTCAGAACAAAACAAGAAAATTATAGCAGGACTGCATCGAAAAAACCTAACTAATATAAAATTTGCTAGCGCATTGCTTGATATGGCAATCGAGGAAAAGAAAGATGATCTGAATTTTGCATTGCAGCAGGCAAAGGAAGTACAGCAGATTGCGGCAAAGGAGAGTCGAAAGAAGAATAGCATTGAGTTCGCAACCCTGTATTGGAAAGCTACTCTGATGCTGGCACCGTATTTCTTTGAAGATTTTCTGTATTACATGGAAAAGGATCGGGCACCGGACAAGAGATTTTATATGCCACGCCGACGAACACTGAAAGTGGTAGTTGATGATTTGCAGGACTTGGAAGATGGCAAGTTGGATTTTTATGGGTTATCCATGCCCCCTCGTGTTGGCAAGTCTACAATATGCATTTTCTTCATGGCGTGGATTATGGGAAAGCGTCCCAATAGCCATAATGCGATGTCAGGACACAGTGGTATCTTGGCAGGTGGATTTTATGGTGAAGCACTTAACCTTATGGAATTGGATGTACCGGAAGAAAAAAGACAGTATCATTTTCTGGATATATTCCCACAGACATTCTTGCAAAAAAAGTCAGCGGAAAATAGAGAGGTGACTTTGAACGATCCGGATCGTTTTGCCACATTAACCTGTCGTGGTATTGAGGGTACATGGACGGGGGCGGTTGATATATCATGGGACGGTTATCTGTATGTCGATGATATGGTCCGTGACAGGCAGGAGAGTTTGTCGCCGTCACGATTAGAGGGCAGATACCAGGATTATCTTAACTTGCTTGTTGATCGTAAGAATGACGGTACAAGAGAATTGATGGTAGGTACTAGATGGAATATTCTGGATCCGCTTGGCAAAGTAGAGAAACAGTACAAGGATAACCCACGATACCGTTTCAGAAAGATTCCAGCACTTAATGAAAATGGGGAGTCCAATTTTGTTTACGACTATGGCAAGGGATTTTCAACGGAATATTTCCTGAATGTGAAGAGTCGTTTGGATAAGAACGAATGGGAGGCGAAATATCAGCAACGCCCATTTGTGCGTGAGGGATTGCTTTTTGCAGAGGATGAATTGCAGACGTACAATGGTGTGTTACCGCCTGAGAGTAGTTTGATCCGTGTATTGGCTGCCTGTGATGTGGCTTGGGGCGGCGGTGACAGTCTGTCGATGCCGTTTGGGTACGAATATGATGACGGCTATATTTACATTCCAGATTGGATTTTTAACCGGGGGGATAAGACGGTAACACAGCCGATTGTGGTTGGAAAAACATTGTATCATAAACCGCAGATGGAACATTTTGAGGGAAATAACGGTGGTGATGAGTATGCGGACAAGATTGATGACATGCTCCAAAAGGAGGGATACAAATGCAGCATATCTTCCAGCAAGGCACCAAATACCATGAGCAAGCTGGCAAAGATCATTCAGTATGCACCAGATATAAAGAGAAGATGTAAATTCCTTGCGGCTAATAAGAGGGATAAAGAATATCATGATGCGATGGATGAGTTAAATATGTTTGTACAGATTGGGAAGAACGATCATGATGATGCAGCAGATGGAATTACACAGTTAGTAATGCTTGCAAATGGGGCTACCATTTGTAAAGCAAATGTATCACAGAGAACATTTTAGGAGGGGTTCAGATGACGAAGGATATTTTGAAGCAGTATAGATTTTTATCGGAAGTGATCCGTAAGGACGAAGAGAAGCTGCAGCATTATAAAGATAATCCACCGGAGGCATATCTTGGAAAGGTGCAGTCTTCCAATAGGCAGTTTCCATATCAGAGAACCATGGTGACAGTGTGTGGCAGTGAGGTAAAGGACAGGAAATATTGGAAAGATAAACAGTATGAGTTGATCGTGAAACTGCATAATGAACGGATTGAACTGGAGAAGCTACAGTTGGAGGTTGATATCTTCCTGACGACCATTTTTGACAGCAGGGATCGCTTGATCTTCGAGTATCTTTATCGGGATGGTATGACACAGCAAGAGGTAGCTGACAAGCTATACATGGATCGAAGTACGGTGTCGAAGGTGGTGGATCGGTATTTGGAAAATGCTGTTGTCTGACACACTTTCACACAATTCACACTCAAATAATGCTAATTTAATAGTATGAAACAGTATCAGAGAGCCCGACGGTCTACAAACCGCCGCGGCTCTTTTTCTATGCATTTACATAATGCAATGCAGAAAGAGGTGGATTGTCGTGCAGTTTGGAAGAAAACAGATATTTACAGATGTAACGCAGATCACGAAGGATAATGTCATAAAAGTGCTTCAGGATGCCTTGATTGTACATGAGCAAAACCGCACAGCAATTAAGTTCCTGTTGGATTATGAGCGTGGTATCCAACCGATTGATGATCGAATCAAAGAGATTCGTCCGGAAATCAATATTAAGGTAAAGGACAATATGGCTGCGGAGATCACAGAGTTTAAGTTGGGGTACGAATGGGGATCGCCAATCCGATATGTACAGCGAGCCAACAAGGGAATCCGGGAAAATAACAAAGATGCGGACAATGTCGGTATTGCAATGCTCAATGAGATGATGGAGGAAGAAAACAAGCCATCTGCAGATCAGGAGCTGGCGAGATTTATTGAAATCTGTGGAGTTGGATATCGGCTGATTAAGGCAAAGCCGGATCAGTATCGGTTTGGAAGTTCGGTTGTGGATATTCTGACGTTAAATCCAATGAATACTTTTATCGTGTATTCCAATGATGTGTATCGCAGACCAATTATGGGCGTGTCATACATCACCGATCAGAGTGGAAATTCGACTTATGGTTGTTATACAGAGGATACCTATTATGAGGTCGAAAATATTATTAAGATGAATAAAGAAAAAAAGCGAGAAAGGTGGTTTGTGTCCAATGGAAATGGGAGAAAGAATATACCGGCGGCAATCCCTATTGTTGAGTATATCAACGATTATGACCGGATGGGATGTTTTGAGCGTGTAATTTCGGAGATTGACGCCTTAAATATCGTAACATCGGACAGAGTGAATGATATTGTCCAGTGTGTGCAGTCATTGTTGTGGGTACATAATGCGGAACTGCCGAAGGATGAGAATGGAAATTCTGCTGTGAGAAATGGTGCATTGATCGAGACAAAGTCTACCGGCAATGGACATGATCCGAAAATGGCATATTTGTCGAAAGAAATGTCACAGGACGGGATCCAAACACTGATACAGAATTTTATTGATCGCATCCACGAGAAAACGAATGTGCCGGGACGGCAGGAGCAGGGCGGTGGTTCTACCGGATCGGCAATGAATCTATCAAACGGATGGCAGGCAGCGGAGCTTTCTGCATTGAAAAAGTCACAGTTGACTAAGAAGTCAGAGAAAGAATGTATTCGCATTATGTTGGAGATTTTCAACAATGATGTGGATGTGCCGGAAGAGGTGCGAAATTTGAAACTCGCAGATATTGAACCGAAGTTTGATAGAAACAGGACCTACGATCTGGCAACGAAAGTCAATTCCTGGGCAACTTTGATTCAGAACGGCGCTGATCTGCTCAAGGCAACAGAGCTGGCAGGCTTTACGACCGATGCACAGCAGTTTGTGCTGGACAGCGAGGAAATGGTCAATAAGCTTTTGGAAAGTAAATTGAAAGGATCAGAGCCTGTGGATACAGCATCGGAAGGTAAGGTTAATGATTCGGACGAACAGACAACAATGGATGGAAAGAATATGCCGGATATGTCAGATCAGCCGCAGGCAACTCCATTTGCCAATGCGTAGAGTGGAGGGATGAACGATGGGATTAACAAATTTTGATGAGTTAAATACTCTTTCAACGACCGAAACAACCAAGGACGATCGACACAAAGCTACCCGGAAGAAAATACCGATTCATGATTATTTTGAAAATATGCAGATCAGTGAGGAAGAGAAAGAAAAGCGTGTCCGTTTAGCAAATTTGCTGCTGGCGGATGTGCTTTTTTTATTTGCCTTGTCAAAACGAAACCAGGATAAACAGTATCTTTCAGAAGCATTTCAAAAGAGATACTTATCATCGGTGCAAAAGGTGGCAGAGCCGGATCAGAAAATGCAGCGATATATCCGGAAGGTGTGTGACAGTATTGTAGACACAACCTTAAAAGGTGGATCATTGACTACCAGCAAAGCGAATAAACCACAGGATCCCTATGTGGTTTCTGTGGATCGAGCCACCAATGTAGCGGAGAATGAAGCTAATGCAATTTTGAATGGGGATGAATACATTACTGCTGTGAAAAATGGCTGTACTAAGAAGAGGTGGAAGTCCTACCGGGATGAGAGAGTCAGGGCAGATCATGCGGATGTAGATGGACAGGTTGTCGATATCAGCCGCCCGTTTCGTGTGGGAAAATATATGATGATGTATCCGAAGGACGATTCTTTGGGAGCGGGTTTGGAAGAGATTGTGAACTGCCGGTGCTCGGTGGAGTATATAAAAAATCATTCATTGCAAACAGAATTAGAAGATGATATTATTACAGATAAGTGTATAATACAACGAAACAAAATAGTAATGTATTTATTGAAACCGGGTGCAAAACACTATGATGAATTTGTTTCGGTTGGTTATTCGTCACAAAATCCACGGAAGTTGGCAGAAGATATTATTGCAGCTTTTGATGTTGACAATGTTGAGGGCAAGAGAAACACACAGCATGGTACATCATTTAATGTTCATATGTTGCTTGGTGTTAATGTGAAAAAAAGATTCAATACGGCTTGGCAGATTGACAACAATTCGGATAAGAAAATTCCGAGATTGATTTCTGCATATAGGGAGGATGCGTAAGATGTATAATATTGGTGATAAGGTTAGGATAAAGAAAAGCGGTGCAGTAGGCACTGTAGTAGATGCAAATATTTCAGGTGATTCATGGTATATTGTCGAAGATGATGTAAAACGAGATGGAAAATATGAATTGCATGATTGCATTGAAGAGGAGTTGGAAATGATTATATAGGTCTAAAGCTTGTCCGTATTCCGTCAAATGGATAGGAATATTGGAGTGGCATAAAAGATGATCATATTTTGAGAGTTATGGAAAGAAAAAATAGAGATTGAACGCACCCCCAGTGGAGTACATGCAACCTCTATAAGATATCTTATAGATATACTATCATTATATGGAACAACTGTCAAATGTATGTATAGTGAAAAAAGATTTCACACAATTCACATTTTGGATGTGTTATATTTTGTATAAGGAGAAATCCGAACAAAAACAATATAGTCAATTAAAGGCGTTTATCTTGTAAAAGAGATAAGCGTCTTTTTGTTGTGCGCTAGAGAAAGCGCAATACAAGTTTCGCGGACAATGCAGGACAATCAGAGAAGATTTTAAAACGCAATGATGATCAGAGAAGATCTGAAAACGCAGAAATGAGGTAGTGATATGAGAAAGAAAGAGTTTATCCCGATGAATTTACAGTTATTTGCAGAGCCTCCTGCAGGCGGTGACGGTGATGCTGGAGACACATCTGCGACAGGCGGAAAGTCTGGCGAAGGATCAAACAAAGATGATCCGGATGCTGGCGATAACGATGTCAGTCTTGCAGAACAGGTGGCACAGCTTAAGGTGCAGAATGCAAAACTGAAAAAGGCAAATGACAAGGCAACCAGTGAAGCGGCAAGCTATAAAAAGCAGTTGCGTGAGAAGCAGACTGCGGAGGAGATTGCTTTGCAGGAAAAGGCAGAGAAAGAAGCCGAGAGGGAGGAACAGTTTCAGAAGCTGCTTCGTGAAAATACAATTACAAAGTTTGAGAAGAATTTCCTTGCACTTGGATATCCTGCGGATCTGGCTGCAAAGGCTGCGGCAGCACAGTGTGATAACGACACTGATGAGCTTTTCGATATTCAGCAGACTTTTATCGAGGAAAAGGAAAAAACAATGAAAGCTGATTGGATGAAGTCTATGCCGAATCCACCAGCTGGAAACTCAGATGATGATGAAGATGCTTTTTTGAAAGGTTTCAACATGTAAACAAAGATTTGAAAAGTGAGGTATGATTATGGCAGTAAATTATGCAAGCAAATATTCACAGAATGTAGATGAGAGATTTTCTACAGGCTCCTTGACTAATGGAATTGTAAACGGTGAGTTTGACTGGATCGGAGTATCCACGGTTAATGTGTATTCCATTCCAACATCAGCAATGAATGATTATTCATTGTCTGGTACAAATCGTTATGGTACGCCGGAGGAACTTGGTAACGAGACTCAGGAAATGACTCTTAAACAGGATCGTTCTTTTACTTTTACGATCGATCGCAAGAATTATGATGACACAATGATGGTGATGGAAGCTGGAAAGGCTTTACGCCGTCAGATTGATGAGGTTGTCATTCCGGAAGTAGATACATATCGTATTTCAACATTGGTTGCTGGTGCACCGGTAGCAAATGTAAAAACGCTTGCGACTACTAAGGAAAACGCTTATGAAGAGTTTTTGGCAGTGCAGGGCATTTTGGATGATAATGAAGCTCCACAGTTTGGACGAGTGGTATTGTGCACACCTGCATACTACAATAAGATTAAGCTGGATGAGTCGTTCACCAAAAAAGGTGATATGGCTACACAAATTGCAATTACCGGCATTGTAGGTGATATTGATGGGGTACCTGTTATTAAGGCTCCTACGAATAGATTCCCTAAAAATGTTGATTTTATCATTACGAATGCGATCGTTATGCCATCGCCAGTTAAATTGCAAGAGTACAAGATCCATACAGATGCACCTGGTATCTCTGGTTGGCTTGTAGAAGGTCGTGTCAGATATGATGCTTTTGTATTAAAAGAGAAGGCATGTGCAATTGGTGTTCATAAGAGCGTAGAGTAGGAGGCGGAAATATGTACAAAGTTGAAAAAGATGGAATGACCAATGAGGTTGAAAGTAAGGTGCAGTTAGAGGCATTTATCAACAGCGGATGGAAACAGCTGAAAGAGGAAAATGTGGTTGTTGAGAATGTGGCAGAGGATAAGAAATCAGGCAGAAAGCCAAAGGCTGCCACAGAAGAAAAGGAGTAGATTATGGCTGATGAAGAGAAAGATGTCCTGACAGAAGAAACGCTGATCAATGAGATTCTGTCGGAATTGAAAATTGAATTGGAAGTAGAATCTGAGCAGGATATTCTTCTCTTGCAATCAAAGATTAAGGGGGCTGTGCGGGAGGTAAAGCAGAAACGCAATTATGCAGGACGCTACACGGAGGAATATGTGGTCAATGATCTGCAGAACTACATTTCCAATATTAAGAACTTAGCCATGTACGATTATGGTATGATTGGCGGCGAGTTCCAGAAGTCCAATTCGGATAATGGAATTTCCGTTAGCTGGGAAAGCAGAGACAGTGTCTTTGCGGGTGTTGTGCCGAT